AAAATCCTACTCCTACTCAGGTAGATTTCTACATTATCTAAATGAACTTGTCGATCCAGGAACGCTCCAGTAGATTGTATGGTGGGAGATACAACCTACGGCCCACTTCCGTCTTTCTGATCTTGTCTATGAATTCCTTGTATGGTCCTTCACCATTGTGCCACATCAGGAGACACAGTGAATACACGTGGTCTTGTGTGTTCTTTGGATCCCTAGTCCATCTGATTGATTCAAAGATTTCTTTCTCTGGGAAAACCGGGTGAATAAGGAAGTTGTACCTCTTATCTACTCGGAACCCTCTCTTCAGGAACGTAGCATTATCCCAGTTGACTTTCACAAATTGATCAGACTTGTCAGCAGGTGTTATTGTCAATCCATATTTGAGGCCAGAAACGGCTATCTGTGCTGGGTCAAGTTCCTCTGGGTATGAAGCTATCACATCATCACCATATGCTACAATTTTCAGTTTGTCCAGTTCAATTCCCTTATATGTATCTAAAACTAAGGTTCTAATTATGATATTATTTATGATGGTATTGAAGATAGAAGTCCCTGAAATTCCTGATGGCATACCTCCCTTCACTGTGTATATTTCATCTTTATATATGTGGGTTGTGTTACATAATTTGTATGCCAATTCACCAGGGAGCCCAAGGTTGTTCAGAAGTTGCTCAAGTGCTTGAAACCACACTGGGTGTAGGCTCCCGTCATAGTTTGTGTAGTCAAACACTAGTAGATGTTTTTCCATTGAAGCATAAAGCTGTGACCAGAAGATGTCAGGATCACACCCTATAGCTGAACCAGTGAGGATTCCTGGGTTTGCATGGAAGCCAGCATAGAGATTACCAAACACCCTTCTGAAGTTAGCTGTGTCATTCATGCTAGCTGCTTCGATAGCTCTTGTTTTCCCTGCTTTTATTTTTGCAGGAGCTCGAAGCTCATCCTTTAAGTAAGTTATGTATGGCAGGTCAAGTCCATATGTATCAATCATATGTTGGAGTTTTGTGACATCTTTTGTGTTTCTATTTAGGATATCTCTTTTCTTCACCCCCATAGTAACATATGGGAACCCCGCACTTGTAGTGAGGTCAAGTGGTTCTAGATTTTGCATACTATACACAGCCTGCTCTAAGGATATGGGCTCTGGGTTGATGTCTAACATAAACAACTGAGCGGAATAGTGTTCCACAGCAATCTGGATGTTTTCATTCATCTCAATTTGGACATTTCCTTTATACTTGGACAAAACAGCTGTTTTGAGATCAGTTTCTAGTCTAGGATCTTTCTGGGTCAACACAGCGGGTTCTTTTTCACCGGGGAATATATCATAAAATACACTGGGGTACAGCTTAGAGTGCTCTGGTGTGTTGATAGGCTTTAGACCAACATCTTGTACCTTGCATTTGTTTACAATTTCACCTTGGGCAGAGGCAAAGTAACTTTTTGTTAATGAAGCACAGTACCCTACTCTTCCATTTCCACCCACATGTATTCCTACTATGTTACCTGTGTTCAAGATGACACCACCACATTGACCTGGTTTCGTGGGATAATCATATTTAAGCAACCTAGTTGTCGGGTTACCACTCAGGTTTATATCACCGTATGGTATGACATCACCCACCTCAGCATCAAACATAGGAAATTTAGGTACATTGGTCACAAGGCGCATGCCTTGCCAGTCTCTCTGGTAGTCTGGTATGAATCTTCTTATGTCTCTGAACTTTTCATTTCGATCTAGCCACAAAATCGTTATTTCTGTGTCCACATCATTTTCATCTGTGACAATTGTTTGTTTTAGAACTTTGGTTTCAACACCATCAATCAGAATTGTGTCCTCTACTTGGGCATGTGTGGGTATTACTGCACAGTTGTCGTAAATACCAAGGAGATTGAAGCCTCCTCTGTCTGTAGTAGCTATGTGACAGTTTCTCTTTATAAGTGCCATACCAAATTCATGCTCTGGACCTTGGACCACAGCTTTTCTCAGCTCTGGTTTCCTTGGTTTTGGTTGTGGTAATCCAGTATAAGGTCCCTGTGCAATACACATCAACTTGTATAAGGCATAGACTGTACCCAATATCAAGATGATGCTACCCACACAGTTTAAGCAGTACTGCACATAATTGAAGTCACGTTCTATTTTTGAATGTTTGGATTGTTTGATCCATCCCTCTTTCTCACAGAATTCTATGACTTTTGGGTCTTTGGAGGCACTAAGAAGATCTACAATGAACCCCGGAGTTGAATCATCTCCCAGACCCTGGAATATGGCAGTGAGATTGTACTCCACACACTTTCTGTTTTTCTTTTCCTGGCGCAGCTGCTGGACTACAGTGTTGATAGAATAGCTGGCTTTTGTTCTTTTGTTTTGCAATATCAAGGCCTTTCCACAAGTCAATGGACAACATTGTTTGTAAAACTCTGGTTTTGGACAGTCAGTGCATGGTAGCAAGGCTTTAGCAACATTTAAGAGGTTATTTGTGTTGTATGCTGGCATGATTTTGACATCGCAGTCCAGGAAAAACCGCCTGTCAATGGCCTCGGGTGTTGAGACAGTGGGTGGTGTGAGGATAGACATATTGGTGCTAGCAATGACGTAATCACTAGTGAATGCTCTGCCCTTATCTTCAAGATTGGCCATTGGTGTTATGAATTCAGTGCTTGAAACCATCTGACAAAATAGACTCAGGTCTCTTCCATCTGGATTTTGACCAACATCATCCATGATCACCACTTCCTGTTGGTTGTAGCCATCAAAGTATTTGGGATCAGGTGGTAATGAGTAAACATTGCTTTCATTAGTCAATCCCCTGGCAATGATTTTAGAGGCTAAGGATTTGCCACACCCTGGTTGTCCATGTAACAGAATACAAACAGGCTCTGTTCTGTGGGTCTTCTTGTAGCACATCATGCGTTGTAGTTCTCTGGACATTTCACGCACTTGCTTGGCTTCACATGCATACAGTGGGGCAAGATCTTGAAGTCCTTTCTCTAGCTTGCTAACTTTCACTAGTAGTTCATCTTGTGCCTCTTCTGATGCAGTAGCAAAAGCCTTAACTTGCTCCTTGTATAGTGGAATCTTCTTGCATTCCTTTAATGTGTCCGACTTGCGCCGGAGTGTGGGCAATATTTTCCCTTTCAGCCAGTCAATGAACTTGGATAACTTGTCACCAATCCATTCCAAGCCACGAGCTGCATTGCAAAACTCAGTAAACTTTTTCAACCATGAGTCACCTTGTCTGCTAGGTGGCGGATCGATACCCAGCCACTTGCAGACTTTGTCTTTTAAATAGCGCCATGGTGATCCAGAACATCCAAGCAGCGCTAGTGTGGCTATAACTGTGGGGGTGTCTGAACTATTTCTAACTATAATTGACAGGGCACTGATTAATCTGATTGTCCACTTGATGATCTTCCCAGTTAATTTGTCTGATACATCACAAGCACCCACCAGTGTGTCTCTAATGGAATTTGTGAACCCATCTCCAAATGCGCTTCCTAGTTGTGTTACATAGTCTGTGATGCCTTGATGCTCACTGAGTGAGCTGTAGTTTCTCAAGTCTATAAAGGCAACATGGTTTTCTCCACCTGCAGTCACCATCCCTATGGTTCCATGTACACACAACAATTTGCCACCACAATCTCCCGGAGAACATGGTCCTTCACCAATTAGGATGTCATATTGAATATGTTTTGGGTAATAATCAGATTCTTGTATTATATACCAGCTGTGATGTGTGAGGTTTATTGGGAAGTATCTATCTCTACTTTTACAGTAGTAAGTGCCTGTAGTGCAGTCACAGGTGGGTATGTTGTCAGGCCCAGGAGTGTCTACACTATCCACTTGAAGATCAGATGAAATTGCTAAAAGTATGGTTTGTTCATTGGGTTTGGTCAAGTGTGCACATTTATAAATAGCTTCTTTGGTATGAACAAACATATCACTAGGTCCCAGGTTCTTTATGTCATTCCTAGTGTTAAGGAAATGTTTTGGCTCAACTTGACCACCACTATCTGGCTTTTGCTTGTTGTAATTGGTACTAAATTTATGCAGGTATTGGGTGGCTCTGGGTGGTCGAGGAATCCAAGCTGTTGTATGTTTTGGCTTAGCAAAGATTTTTATTTCACTGTTCTCGGCTCCATCCAGTGCACGGAAGCACAAAGTCCCCATGTCATTAGTTTCAGATATGCCGTAGTTTGTGTTGTCAGCATTGATACCATCATACCCATCATAAAACATGTAATATGCTGATCCCAGTCCTGTGAAGGGTATTGTGAACCTTGGGAAACCGGAGTGTGGCTGAAAGAACACACTAGGGTTTGAGGCAGCATTCCACTCTTTTCCTTCCTTTTGCTTTGGTACATCAATCCCTGGAGGCACAAACATAACCTGCATCAACCCTCTGTTGTTAGTCACAATGGTAATCTCGAGATCAAATCTAACATAGGTGAACAATTCAAATTTCTTTCTGATTTGGGCATGCTCTTGGAAGTTTATTTTCCAGCTCTTGAAGCTCCTATCTAGTGTGAAATTCGCCCATAGGGCAGACCTACCCAGAAAGTTCTCCACTGTAGCCTCGGCATTTGTGTTATCATTCATTACATATCTCGTTTCAATCAATGTCTCTGGTCCTATTTCAGCTGTTGCCCCAATTTCCAAGGCACCCAGGGTCTGTGGTTTGTTGGTGTGGGTGGGTCCTGAAGCTTGTGTGTCTGGGACAGCCATCACCTTTTGTAGTGTGTGATCCACAAACTCCTCTACTGGGTTTTGGGCTATATTTTCATCCTGTTGCATCATAGGTGTGTCACGCAACATGCGGACTGACATGTCAGAACATGCAGAGCATGTGACCATTATAGCCCCTGTGGCTCCGTTGGACACAAATGCTGTCTGATACCACAATGTGATAAAGCCACCTTCTGTATAATCATCTTTCTTTGTTCTTCTGAAGAAATGGGAGCTAATCCAGGGGACAACAAGGTGACATGATGATTGAAGGCCCAAATCCCACACAACGTGCACACCAAGCATGGCATCACGTCGCGTTTCCGGAATACCAGCGCCTGGAGGTGTGTATGCTATCAGAAACTTACCAGTACTAAAACTGTCACATACACAAAAGAATGTGAGCTTGATGGATCCTGACCAATTAGAGAAGTAGTTTAAGACTTCTCCCAGAAGTGTTGAAGAGAAGAGAGTGTTACTCGTATCTAAAGGTATGACCACTATTCTTTTGTTGTCATGTCCACCTGTTATGGGGATGTTGTAAGCCCCTATGCTATTGATCATAGTAGGGATGTTATTTATAGGCATGAACGAATCCACCCGAGCTATATCCATAATTGTCTTGATTTCACCAGGTATATGGATCTGTTTGGTGGGGTGAAATCCTGGGAGTACATTCGGGGATTGTTCATCTTCTGTTGTCATGAACTGGTTAGCCCCACTAGGCATTCTCACTGGTAGACCCTGTGCGGTAGCTTTAATGGCCTGTCTAGCTCCTGAAAACTCTGATTTGATAGGAGCAATGGATATGGTGATTGGTAGGGTTTGTTGTCCTGGGTTTGGGGGTCGTAAGGGACAAATGGGTATAATAACAAGTGACACATTATTGTGCCGCAACATACTATCCATGGGAGTACAGTTGATGTATGGCACAACAATGGTGCTCGAGTTGTTTGTCCTCAAGTTTATGAGTTGATGTGGGAAGATAGTTAAGTTTCCCAACAAGGTCCCATTACAGTTGAAGAAAGCACTCTCATCTGGTTGGTGGTTGTTTCTGTCTGAGTTACTGCCAATCACGTGACCTTTCTCACCTGGATGGGTGTGCTCATAGCTCACCCGTGCATCTGCACCTATGTAAGCCAACTGGTGCTCAGGCACCACTGCCACCAACAAACATCCACTGTGAAATTTGGTGGCGTTGCATTGAGTGTGAATAATATATCCAGATCTCCCCATGGCGTGGTGGAACATGTTTTGGCCAAATATACCCATATCCTTTAGACAATCGGGTAACTTCCACCACCATCCTTCTGAACTGCTTTGCCATTCAACACTCTTTAGAGTATAAAATCTATCTGATGATGTTTCAGGGTGTGTGGGTTTGTCAACTGAGGTTGCATCCAAGTCTGATAAATAGCTAGGCCATTCTCCATATGCCACAATTGTATTCACAGCGTCTTGGGTTGTTATAGTGGAGTTTCCGATAGTGATTTGCTTGAGCCTATCGGAAAACCCACAAGCCTCAACTGAGGGAGACATCAAGGCTGGGTTAGTCAGGACATCAGCCACGGGTTGAGTGAACTTGGACGGGTCTTGAGAAAAATCCTGTTTGGACAAACCGGAGCTTGCCGCATCCTTATAATAGTTGACATTGAAGTACTTCACCACAGCTCCAGTCCCAGCGTGGATCATAGTTTCATGGCTTCCAACACTCTGTCTAGATACTTGAGCGCCCATGGTAACAAATGTAATAACTACAGTTGTCACCATAAGCAAGCATAAAGAAAAACAAGAAACACGGACACCCAAAGTAGTTGGTTCCATCCCATAGTTGCCCATTACGACTGCAGACATGTTGGATTACATGCAACAGCTACGGGGTTAGGATTAGCCACATTCAGGGGCCGGAGGACTCAAAGTGAGCACAATAGGCTCTTCACACCTTGTCCACTTTCTGGCTTCACACTCAATAGAGTGTGCAGGCAGCCACGCAGGCTAGATCACCATCGCTGGTGGGGAACATCTAGCCTCATCTGCCAGGTCTACTGCTGGGTAAACAGTTGAGCGACCAGCCATAGGCTTCAAAAGTGCTACTAGGCTTCTCGTAGGCACTTTGCGGATAACGATAACCTCACTTTTCGCCTCGGGTGAAGCGTATACAAGGGTACCGGGGAAACAGAAGTGCTTGACCGTTAACAATCTGGCTGATTGTCAC